CGTTCCAAGGCAGCTTTTGGCACCTTGATCACAGAGGTTGAGGACTTCGCAACAGGCAGCGAGCAGTACCAGTTGGTCAAAGATGCATGCTCAGCTCAGGACGTTGTGCAGGGAATGGTTGCATATTATCGAAAAACTGGTGAGAATATCACTATAGAAGAAGCATTCAGTAAGATTGAAGACGGCCTCCGTAAGCGTGAAGAGGAGTTCTATTCTTCAGAGTCAGCGGCTCAGAAGTTTAGACAGTATAACCCTGGAGCAGGTGCAGGAAATCGAGGACGAAGCGCAACAATGTCCTCAGCGTGGCAGCAGCAGCCCACGCGAAAAGATGCAGAAAATCTCTCGTATGAAGAAATTCGGGAGATGTATAAGGGAAAACTCTTTACGTAATTTAGGAGGAAGCGATGGCTTCTTTTAACTTAACGAACTTCGACGCGGCCATGAAGCACATGTACCCGTATAAGAAGGTCGAAAATATGGTCTACCAGAACAACCCATTGCTTGCGATGATCCCTAAGGAAACTAGCTTTCCTGGGCGAAACGCAACCTATGCGGTTGAGTATGGTCTCACTAACGGCCGCAGTGCGACATTCCAAACTGCGCAAAACAACCGCAACGGCACTAAGCTCAGTGACTTCGTAGTCACTCGAGTTAAGGACTATGCGGTAGTCAGCGTTGATAACGAGACGCTTCTTGCTGCTGATGGTAGCGAGGGCTCTCTGCTTGACGTTGCTAAGTCTAAAACTGACTCAGCTCTTCATGCGCTTGCGCGTGCGATGGGTCGAGATATTTACCGAGGCGGCACTGGCTCAATCGGTGTTCTTGATGAAGATACCTCTGCAACGGGAACAACCGTTACCCTTCAGACGGCATCTGACATTGTGAACTTTGAAGTTGGAATGCGTATTGTTGCCAGTTTGTCAGGTGCCGCCGACGGTACTGCTTTGGCCAATAACGGCGCTGCTGTTGAGGTTCTTACGGTTAATCGTTCTGCCGGAACGTTTACTATTGCAACAGCAATGCAGACAGTGTGGGGAACAATCACTGATGACTTGGTCCTCTACTGTGAGGGTGATGCTCAGGATGGCTCCACCGCACAGAAGATGTCTGGTCTTTCTGCATGGATCCCTGCTGCCACTCCTGGCGCGGCAGCGTTTTTCAGCGTTGACCGTTCAGTTGATGCAACCCGCCTCGGCGGTCAGCGTCTGGCGGGAGCGTTCAGTACTATGCGCGAATCTCTGATTGATGGTGCTGTTCAGGTTGCCCGTGAGGGTGGTCGTCCTGATGCGGTGTTCATGAACCCACTTGACTGGGCTTCGTTGGCCAAAGACCTTGAGGGTACGGTGACTGCCACTTCTGGGGCCTCTCCGCACCGTCGTCGTTATGATTCAAATGATTCTGCTGCAACTTTTGGCTTCTCTTCATTGTCGCTTGCTGCGCCAACGGGAATGCTGGATCTTTATGCAGATCATAACTGTCCACAAGGGCGGTGTTACATGCTCCAGCTGGATACGTGGAAGCTCAAGACCCTTGGGGCAGCTCCTCGTCTCCTCGACTTCGATGGCTTGAAGGGAATCCGACAAGCTAACGAAGATGGCGTAGAGTACCGCTGGGGCTACTACGGTAACCTGCTTTGCACTGCACCTGGCTTCAACGCCACAATTGCATTGGCATAAGGAGTAAGTCATGGGTTTTCCAAATTCTATGCAAAACACCGGCAATGTCTCAATTGTCGCTGGGCGCTTTGATGGGGCCACCACACCAACAACCAATGCTGGTAACGGGTTTACTGTCTCCTACAGTGGTGGAGACTTCACTGTTACTCTTGATCGTCAGTACGACGGAGTAATCAGTATCGTTGCCACTGTTCTTAATGATGGATTTGCCACCGGCGAATCTGGCTTTGCGGTTATTAAATCGCATTCAGTTGTTGCAGATACCAATGGTGGCAACTTTGTCATCAACATCTGTGATGATGCTGGCAATGTTCAGGGGCCAAGTTTTGCCTCTGGTATTGAATGTCACTTCATTGCTCTTCTCAAAGAAGATACTTGATAATTTCTGGAGAGGGGGGCTAGGCCCCCCAATCCTTTAGGGGCAGTCATGAAGAGTTCTGAAATCGCAGTAATGCTTGGCTCCCCCAAGGGCTCGAGCGGTGACGAAGAGACTGAAGAGTCTGGTGATGCAGGACATGAGGCATTTAAGAGTGCAGCAAGTTCTGTGATGCGGGCCCTTGAGGCTGGTGACTCGGATGCCTTTGCCGAAAACCTCAAAGATGCAATCGAGATTTGCACGGGGCTTGGCGAAGAAGGCGAGTACTGATGTCGACGCTATCAGAGCTAAGGACACGGGCTAGGCAGCGCGTGGATGCGGTGGATAATAACTTCTTCACCGATTCTGAGATTAACGATTATATAAACGTTGGTCTTGGCGAGCTCCACGATTTGCTGGTTCTCAAGTACGAGGATCAGTACGTTAACCAAATGTCCTTTTCTCTGGTGGCCGACCAGGACACCTATCGGTTTGCGGATATTGGGCTGAGCAACTTCTATAAGCTGCTTGGTGTTGATGCCGTTCACGGGAATGATGTCGTACGTGTTAGACGATTCTCATTTCAAGACAGAAACAGGTACCAAGCAGATACAGCAATTCATAACAGTAATGGCTATGCCGATTACGAGTATAGCCTAAGAGCATCCTCTATCGTTTTCACTCCGAAGCCTACGTCAACAGACACCATTAAGGTCTGGTATGTTCCGAAGTTCGCAGAGCTGGATAGTGACACTTCAACCGTGGATGATATGGTTATGCTCAACTGGGAAGAATACGCGATTCTGGTAGCTGCTATCAAGATGAGACAGAAGGAGGAGACAAGCATTACTCCCCTTCAGCAGGACCTTGATAGAATAACTCTTCGAATAGAGGATGCGTCTCGGGACAGAGATGCCTCTGAGCCTACAGGGATCACTGATGAGAGTGCTGGCGTTATGCCATACTACCGCTGGATGTTCTGATGGCTCTGAGACGGTACGAGAGAATCCCTACTCAAGATGAGACTCTTAGTAGGATTCAGGAAAGGGTTGAAGATGCCTTTTTGCCCGTATCCGACTCTAAAATCCTCGATGGCCATTTGATAGAGGGCCAGGCTCTAGCCTCTGGGACAACCTCAGAGATCGCCCATAGCCTTGGCCGAAAACTCATTGGATACATTGTCGTAAAGCGAAACGCTGCTCAGCACGTTTACGACACTCAGGAGACAAACGATACTCCTGACAAGACGCTGTATCTAACTGCTGGCGGTACGGTTACCGTAGATCTGTGGGTGTTCTGATGTCTCTAAACAAGCAGGTCATAACAATCCCATTCGCAAAGGGAATGAACGAAAAGACAGCAAGTCACCATCTTGAGCCTGGAGATCTTTCAGTCCTCAAGAACGGAGTCTTTAATAAGCAGGGCGAAATTGAGAAAAGAACCGGATATCGAAAGACCACTTTTGCGGTAACAGATCAAGGGAAGCTAGAGGGAGCTTTTCCATTCAGAGAGTCAGTGTATCTTGCCTACTCGGAGTCTAGCCTTTACCGGCTAGGAAACGCTCTCTCGAGTACTAAGTTCGGAGCCCAGAAGCAGGTTGGATACTACTCGTCATTCTCCACCGAGGTATTTCCGGCATCAGCAGGGAGCTCGCTCCACCACGAAGAAGCCCCGAGCATTGCAACGTATGGTGACTATATCTGCATTGCTTATCTCAAGGTAGATTACGACTACACTAACATGGCAAAGAACTATAGCCATGTCGTAACCCTCGTTGAGAAGGAGGGGATGACTGTTGTTTCAACCACTGAGGCAAGAACGGGAAGCGCCGCTCAGTACATCTACCCTGGGAAAATCAAGGTCGTCAATATTGCCACTCACACAGGTGCCCACGGGGGATTTGCCGTTTATTATGAATACAAGAATAGCAGTGCTTACGAACTAAGAAGAAGTCATCTTGCAATCGGTGAATCTTCTGTAACTATGCCAACGCTTGCCGGCAGCGGCGTTGTGATCGCTGGTTCAACGAACGACTACAATCAGACAACTGCTCAACAGTGGTTCGACGTTGTAGAGAGCGGTACTCAGCCCGTTGTTGCTTACTACAGAAATGACTCCGGAACCCACTCTGTTCGTTATGTTATAGATGGCGATCCCGATGGGGGTTTCTCTGGCGCATACGCCACTGACTTCTCTGACGGATTAGGCGGGACTGCCCCTGCAACCAGGTTGGCGATTGGCTCATCTAGCATTGGAGCTGCAAAGTACTACGTAGCCTGGAGAACTGGCACTACCGTAAAGATCAGAATAGTTAACCTCGATCCGTCAGGCGCATCCTCTGTCTTGAGCTTTACTAACTCCCTGTCTTACTTTCAGCCTCATGGCTTTGTTGACCATGTCCCAATTTACGACTCGTCAATAAGCTCTGTTGCAATCATGTTTGAGCAAGGCGCTAATGCGAACACCACTACTCAGGCAATTTACAGAATCACGGACCCATCGGGAACCCCTGCCATATCGTCGCTCTTGAGCCTTGGGCGGGGGCGTGCATCTGTTCAAGGGTTTCAATTTCAAAATGGCGCAGACGACGTGAAGACAACTGTGTTTGGTGGCAGCAATGCCTACGACACAGACACTGAGTTATCCACTGTTAGCTATCACCTGGACACCAATAACGGCAGTGGGAGCCTTGTTGGTAGATCTATTGTCCAGGCATACAGGCCAGAGTATTCTCCTTTTGGGCCATGCCGATTTGTTGACAATGGGACAGCTAGCACCACTGAGTTTTTTACGGCTGTCCCAAAAACGACAAACATTAACACCTTTCCGACATCAACGAGTGCTGTTGAGGCTGTTCCAAACTCCTCTATTCAGATCATAAAAATCACCACAGATATGCCAAGCTATGGGATAAGATATTCCGCCGTGGGCGATAATATCTTCTTCACGTTCGGGAATGCGGTTTATCAGGATGACGGTGGAAACATTGTCAGCATAGCTGGCCTACCTAAGCCGAAGATTACCTCTGTTGCCACAAGCGGCACTGCTGGAAACATGACCACCAGCAAGACCTACAAGTACAAGATTGTTTTCGAAAGAGAAGACATCAACGGGAACCTGTATAGGTCAGAGCCATCGGACTCGGCATCTGTTGCGATGAGCTCAAATACGTCGACCGTCATTACCTTTGAGCAGGTCGGCATGATGGTAAAGCATGATGACTACTATGTGGCCATCTATAGGACCCAGGCAGATGGGAGCCTGTACAATAGGGTTGCAACCATCACAGGCCAATCGAGCTATGCGGGAAGCACTAGCACCTATGCGGACACATTTGCAGACACTGTCGTTGCAGCAGGAGCTGCAATCTATACAGACACCAATGAGTTGGCGGATGTAATTGTCCCAGCTTGCTTCTACGTGAAGGAGCACCGAAACCGTATCTTCGGGATAACGGAAGACAATCGCATAATCTTCTCGAAGGAGTATGCCAGTGGCTTCGGTGTATCTTTCTCTGATTCATTCTATATTCCGCTCGACGGTTCTCTGGATGACAGGCCGACTGCATTAGGTAGCGCCGGTGGAGACCTGTACATCTTCCGAGAGAAATCAATCTACGCAATCAGCGGTGATGGTCCATCTAAGACAGGGACTGGATCCTATTTTACGCCAAGGCTTGTCAGCAATACGATTGGGGCAGTTAAGGGCTCCCCAACCCTCCATACTGATTCTGGCCTATACTTTCAGAGCGTAAAGGGAATACACCGCATTGGTCAGAATGGCATCGAATATATCGGTGGAGCTGTTGAGGATACTGTTGGATCCGCAACCAGTGACACCTATGGAAGCAATGCGATTCTTGTAGACAACGTCGTTAAAGATATCATTGAAGACCAGAAGACCAGCACCATTCGGTTTCTATTTAATGATAAGGTGCTCGCCTTTGACACCGAGTTTGGGCAGTGGTCTCATTATGAATACAGTACGATTGGTGACAACACTTTTTCAGGCATGGCCTCCATAGAGAACTCCGTCTACCTCATGACTAGCGATAATGAGCTGTGGTTAGAAGACAAGACCAGGGGCTGGCTCGAGTCTCACACTAGCGATGATGCCGTGTATCTTCCTCTGGACATAACAACGGGATGGATTCACCTTAACCAGATTCAAGGATTTGCTAGGGCCTATAAGTTTGCCCTC